GATGTTACCCCACCCGCAATGGTAAAATAAATGTCCTTTTGATCCGTTGGGAAATCCCAAAAGATAATTGAAAATAGAATGGCATAACTCAATGCCAAAATTAAAATGGCTACAATGCCCGTTACATTTGCTTTGAATCTGTCCATTATCCTTGACCCACACTGGGCTTTTTTGATTTGTGTTTATTGATGTGCTTGGTATGTCTGCCCAACTTCTTTTTGGGCTTTGCACGAAATGTCGTTGTGTTGGTTGCCTTTGCCATTACATTCCGTTGAGTTTTAGCATATTATTCAAACTCACAGTGTCCATGTCCGCAATGGCCGTATCAACACCCATAAACATCATGGTCTTTGCATACTTTTCCGCCTTTGCTTGTGCCTTGGCAACATCCGCTTTCAACGCTTCCTTTTCTGCAACCTTTGATTCAACCATCTTTGCGTTCATCGTTTGAGCCATTTTCGTGGCTTCTCCCGCACTTTGAATGTTTTTTGATACCTTGTTAAGCAACGCGTCTATTTCGTCAATCTGTGGGCTTGGTTTAGCGTGGGCAATTGTGAACACATAACCAGTGATAAACAATGCACTAAATACGATTAAAAGGTTTTTCATAGTTTTTTCATTGTTTGCATGATACGAATTTCGGTCATGGTTGCAGCCAAACACGAATCGGACTTTTTGAGGGCGTATGTGAGTTTGTCAATCTTAATATCCAACGCCTCTATCTTTTGGTTTGCCTTTTCAATTTGTTCCTTATACCCCGAACGAAGGTCAAAGTAAAGATAAGAAACGGCCAAAAGCATACAAAAAGCCACGGCAGCAATTGGGTTTTTGCGAAATTGGTCAAACGACACGGGCAACGCATTGGGTTTTCTTGCGGTCATTATTCAGTAGGTGGAAATGGTGGTGGTGGTGGTGGGATGTATTCGGCTTCGGGTAAATCTAAAACCCAAGCGTATTCACTTGCTTCAACTTCGGGTTTGTCCTCATCTGAAAGGAATAAAAACCAAACTCCGTTAATATCTTGAACGCAATTAAAGAACTGATACGGTGCGTAGTATTGCCCTTGTATCAAATCCTTTTGTTCGGGTGTAAGTGTGTAACCTATCATACATTATTAATTTTTACTAATGTCAAAATCAATGCACTTGAAAACAGAATACCTAAAATAGGAATCGCAATGCAAAATATAAAAAATTTAATAAATTTATTTTCTAAATTTAAGGTCATACATTTCGGCTTAAAGTGGTTTGAAACGCTTGTACTGCGGTGTAAAAGTTGGATGCTTGGGTATCGGTTAAGCCATCACCGATGGAAGCAAAGGCTTGTTGCTTTGAACTAAATTCTTGTATAGGGTTTGCCCTTGCTGATAAAATTGCTGTAATGTTTGGCAAAGCAGTTACATTTATACCTGTATCAGTTGCCAATTTTACCCCGCCTTTCCATATATTTCTAAGATTGTTTGCCGTTGTATTGCCAATTACAAAACCCAATGTATTTGCAACTGCTGACGATGCGGTATTTGTAGCAAATACATTCGATGTAAAATACAATGAACCCGAATACATTGTAGTAAAAATTTCACTTGTTGCAGGGTTCGCATTTGAGGCGTTAAAATCTTGTTTTGGCTCACTGATATTCGTTCTTGAATAATAAGCAAAGTGCAAATTGTTATTTGTTAATGAAGTGCTTGGATTTAAATTTGTCGACATATACGCACTCGTACCATTAGGCGTTACCCCCGTACTTGCAAAAGTCCATCCGCTTGAAAATGTACCCGTAAATGAACTGCTCTTTAAGTTCTGCGCACACGCTGCCGCACTTGCCCCCACCATTGGGTAAATGGCTTTCATTGGTGTCCAAAGTGAATTGGCTTTTAAGTCCAATACAAGTTGCAAGGTTGCCGATTGTTCAGTTGTAGTAAGTGAACCACCCGCAGCAATTACACGATTGTAATACGCTAACCAATCAGGGTCAACGCTTACAATCTGTGATGCTATTATTCCGCTTGTTGACAGTATCATTATGCTATATCTCCAAATAAATATGCTTCTGTTCCCGAAATAAATACCAAAGTTGCACCGCTATATTGGGCGTTCAATTTCAACTTTGCGCCATTGCTTCGGATTGTCATCCCACTACCCGCCACAACCGTTGTTTGACCCGCGCCATATTGCGCCAACAAGATTTGTGTACCCGCTGAAAAGGTTGATGCGGGAACGGTTAGGTTGTTTGCACTTGCGACATTCATTTCAACCAATTTATCGGCATCAGATGCAACCAATGTATAGGATGCCGTTTGTCTGTTTGCCGTTACAAGTTTATTGGTTTTAGAATCAATCTGTGTTTGTGCGTTGCTTGTAAGTGAATTGATGTATTGGAATTCGGTGCTTGTAACCGACCCGTCGGCAATGGCAGTTGCATCAATTCCCGTTGCGGGTGCTACGCTGATATTTCCACTACCCAACAAACTTGTTGAATTGATGGTCTTAATGTTGGTTGCAGATACCAAAACATCTTGCTTACCTGTAAACTGCGTTTGGATATTGTCGGTCAACCCGTTTAAATAATCAAATTCCGCATTACTGATTACTCCCGTGCTAATTTTGGAAGCATCAATCCCACTTGGAATATCACTTGCCGATAAGTCCGAACCCGCAGTTACCAAACCTTTGGAATCGTATGTGATTTTGGTTTTGGTAGATGCTGTAATCGCGGCGTTTTCATCAACCTTGCCATCCAACGCGGTTTGCAAATCGGTTTGACTTGACAAAGTGCCTGTGATGGATCCCCATGTTGTTCCACCACTTCCGCCCGTTGAATTTATTGTAACAACGCCTGTTCCACCCGTTGGTGAAATGGTAACATTTGTTCCCGCTACAATTTGAGTAACTCCGCTTGTCCCACCACTATATTGTGGGATGTTCAAAGTTGACCCAATCAAAGTTGCCGCGCCACTTGTTCCCGTTGTGGTTAAAGACAAAGTGGATTGCTTTGTGTTAAGTTGTGTTTGAATAGCACTTGTAACACCATTCAAATACCCATATTCAGTATCATCCACAGTACCCGAACCAATATCGGATGCAGACAAAACAACTGTGCCAGTTTTACCCGCCACGCTTTGTACTGGGGATTGTGCTTTGATTTGGGCGATGTTGATTTTCTTCGTGGTGTCATCGCTAATGTCTACAATTGGTAAAACATCATCATTTGCGATGTTTACGATTGCGGAAAGGTCGGTTATTTTTTTATCAGCCATTATTGTGTAATTACGATTTTGCCCAAATCTTGTTGCAAGATAAATGAATCATCTTGTTGTTGCAAATATCCTTGATTTGGTATTATTTGTGTTGTTATTATTATTTTGCCTAAATCTTGTTGTAATATGTATGACCCGTCTTGTTGTAACAAGAAACCAGTATCAGTTGGAATCGGTGGTTCGGGTGTTCTTGTGATATTCCCAATCCCTTGCGCCCATAAAGTACCATCACAACACTTGCGTGAATACTTCAATGTATCCTTGCATAAACAACTCCGTGTTCCGCCACCTTGCGGTGATGACCTTGATGGGGTTTTCCACCCATTCTGTGTGTTGTTCGGATTATTTGGGTTGTTCCAATTGCTCATTTTCTTATCAATGCAAAAAGTAAAAGTAAAAATAACACCGATCCAATCGCCACACCAATTTTTTGTGGTACACTGATTCTTTCTTTGTACTGAACTTGTGGTGGTAACTGAATGGTCTTGGTGTAACGGATGGTGTCTGCCTTTACAATTGTTTGAACTCTTATCACATCGTGATTGCGATATACAATCGTTTTAACGCCATCCTTTTCAATTGTGAGGGTATCAATCGTTTTTGTTGTGAAAGTGTCTGTAATGGTCACAGAATCACGCACAAACACGGTATCAATGCCATACACACTTATTTGTGCCATTGCAGGGTTCTTTTTGATGGCTTGTTCTAAATGCCACTGCGCAGAACACCCCGTCAACAAGATGATAAGTGTTAATAATTTACCACTTTTGACAAACAAATCGCACTTCACCTTATTGATGGTTTTCAACTGCGTCATGTAGTTGGTCAATTTCTTGACCTTTTCATCCTTTGGCTTGTATGTCTTTTTTACAGATTCCATGAAACATAGTTAGACGGATTTGTATTTGGGTATTCTCCCGCTTGTTGGTCCTCGGTGTACTGGCTAAATAATTGTGGGTAGTAACTCAAATAATCCACAACCCGTCTACGATAAGTTTCCGCAATGTTTCTTTGGCGTTGAACCAATGTATCAATTTCGGTTTTGTCTGGCAAGGTGGTGTTTTCGGGTGAGTTCCTCAAAATACCCGCGTTGCTGACCTCATAGCCATGAAACAACAACAAATCGGCCATGGCGTAATGAATCAACATCGGTTGTACATAGTGTGAAACCAAAGTTTGGTAATTGCCCGTCAAAGTTCCGTTTTCAACTTGGGTTAAAATGTACCGATACAACTTCGTTCCCAAAAGTTCTTGAACTTGTATGTCTTGACTGATTTTAACAAAGGGATAAATTTTGTCCACATCCACATTTCCCCCAAGTTGGGTGTATTTGAAGATTAGTTCTTTGTCTACTAATAGTATATCGTCGTTTGCGTACATCTTATTTATTCTTTAATGATCCTTTGTTTGGCATATCAATGGG